GTATCATATAATCATTAAATAAAGACCTCCTAACTTTATTTAATGAAATCCTAAACTTTTCTTTTTCATAATAATCTCCCTTAACTCCACCCAATCAGGTGGAGTTTTTTTGCTTTATTTCAAGCTTTTAGAGAGTTAACTAGATATTACTTTCCGATAAATTTCGGTAGTTTTGGTATTTTTGTCGGGGAAATATCGGGAAGTTTTAGATGGATTGTCGGGGAATTTTTAGCGAATGTGACTCAAGAATAGGTCTGTTGTCGCTTCAGCGAGTTCGTCCTCAACTTGGTTATAACGATCTGTCATATAAACCTTTGTATGACCTAGCGCCTGGCTCAATTGTTCAAGCGGAACTCCTGCAATAATACTCTGAGTTGTGAAAAAGTGGCGCATCATGTGAGGTGTTACATGCAATCCTGTCGCCTCATTCACTAGATTGAAATTTCTATTTAGCTGGTTAGGATTGATGAGCGTTCCTTTTTCATTAATCGTAATGTAATCTTTTTGCTGTTCTTTGATAATCCCTAATCTCCTTTTAACCTTAGCAGCTTCATCTATCAGATAATAGATAAGGTCTGTTCCGATATCGTCAAGGCAGACGTAGCGCTCTGATTCCTTCGTTTTCAGACCTCCTTTACCTTTTAATGTCTGGTTACTTCGACTATCTCTAAGATGCAGTATAGCCCGTCCGCTATCGTTCTGAGTCACATCCATTGGACGCAATCCAAAGACTTCTCCTCTCCTTAATCCAAAAATGGTAAGATAGGTAAGAGCGTAAAATTCTTTTGGCATGATTTCTTTAGCCTTAGAAATCCAAGACTTGAATTCTTTCAGTGTAATTTTCTTATTTGTTGCAGGAATATCACTCTGGCCAATGAAGACACCTTTCAAGCGATTTGAGAGCAGGTTTCCATTTTTTACAGCATCATTCAACAATGCCATGAAGCTAGAATTGAGGGTTTGAACAGTGTATCTGGTATGGTTCTTTAGTTTTTCAGAAATAAATAGCTCATACTCATTTCTATCCAAATTTTTAAGCAGAACAGAACCAAACTTTGGTTTGATGTGGTTCTTATAAAGATTGTCATTAAGGTAGTAGGAAGTGTCATTCCAGCGTCCAGTTGACAATCTTTTTTCAGAATAAATATCCCAATACTGATCGAGAGTCAGATTCGTATTGATACCTAATTCCTGATCGTGGATTTGCTGCTCAATCTCTGTCAAGGCTGTACGAGCTTGTGGAAGGGTTGTGAGACCACTTTTAGTAATCTCTTTCTTTTTACCACGAAAATAGAAAGAGCGTCTGATATAATATCGCTTGCCTTTAGCAGTCTCGTAGTAATAGATATTTGGGTATTTTGTTTTATTATATTTCATTGTATTCTCCTTGTTTATTAGCTTCTGGACAAGGTCTAAACGTTGAGAATATTGACATCACCCCTTTCATGGTGTAAAATAGAATATAGAAAAGAGGCCTTTTTAATGGCTGATTTTTATCTAAGCTAAGCTTCACAATCAAACTTTGGCGAGGGCGATTGTGGGGCTTTTTGTTATTTTTTAAATTCTTTCAATAAAGAGATGATTTCTTCATTCTGTTTAATAATAATTTGGTTCTGTTGTATTTGAACCTTTTCAAATGCTCCAGGACCACTTGCGTTTGCTAAAGCTATAGCTTTACTATTTAACACATTTCCAATATAAGCAGCTTGCTCAGGATATTTTTCATGAATATGAACCATATCATTTTCTTCAAAATATGGGAGAGCATCTTCATAATATTTTTGTTTTTGAGAGTCTTTTTTTGAAATTTTATCTTTTCCACTAAACAATGCCATAAGTAATTCCTTTCTTTTTTCTGCCTCAGCAGTTTATAAACATATTTAACCAATTAAAGTCTGATATTCCTCTTTTACCATGATCTCATTAGTCATAGTTTTTAGATCATAGAAGGACATGAATTTGAGGTAATCAAACTCTGTCGGGTCATCTAAGCTTTCTATCGCGTCTTTTACAAGATGATGGATCATATTCCTATCAGCTTCGTTTTCACAGCGTAAGCGAGCGTTCTGGTACTCTGAGCGTGTATGGTCCTTGTGCCCTAATTCATGCAACAAGACCTTAACCCTCTCTTTCTTGTCGAGCTTGCTTGACAAGAAAGCCGTACTGGTTTCTTTTTCGTAAAATCCAAGTTCGTCAGGCATCAAATCTCCATCAAAATCGATAATACGAATCTGAAAATGACTTATAATTTCTTTTTCAGTCACTAAACAATACCTCTAATCACCAGCCTCCTTCAGATAGCCTTCAATGATAGACTGGATGATTTTCTTCTTTTCATCTGTTAATTCTCTACCGCCAAACATCATGACATTAGATGCCATTTCTTCTACATTTAAGATTTTCCCTTGCCATTTATACTCTCTATTATCATCAGCAATGCTAGGATTTTCAGTACGACCAAGAAGAAAGTCAGTACTTACATTAAAGTAATCAGCAACCTTCTCGATTTTATCACCGCTAGGTGTCGAAGAATCCCACTTTCTGAGACTACCATTACTGAAATCAAGCTTCCGTTCTAATTCAGCTAATGACAATTGATGAGTAGAAGCTAATGACTTGATTCTATCAAGCAAACTCATCTTTTTTCCTCCTCAAAAAACCTTACAAAAAATAATGTAAAATTTTCTAATCAATCTATTGACAAAAGGAAAATTTTCTATTATACTTATTTTGTAAGTTGATAACAAGCTACAAAAACACCTTCCTAATATCTAATAAATAGTCCGCCAAGACAACTAGATGATGGAAAAAGTTTAGTAGTGCTCTTTTCTATACTCTTATAATAGATTATTTTCTATTATTTGTCAACTGAAATGAGGTTATTTTCTTATATAATTTTCTATTAGAAAGGAGAAAATATGCTCTATAACAAAATAAAGGAGGTTGCTAAAACTAAATCTCTTTCAATATATCAAATCGAAAGAGATTTAGGCTTCAGTAACGGTAGTCTCAGAAAGTGGAATAACAGTATTCCCTCTGCTACTTCTCTGAAAAAGGTTGCAAATTATTTGAATGTAACCTCAGACGAATTATTGGAGGAAATAACATGATATACAGAGATATGTCAACAATTGAAATCAAAGTATTGAATGCTATCAAAAATAGCGCAAGCTTTGATTTACCAATTCAAGCTAGAGAGTTACGGCATAGTCTAGGATTGAGTAAGCGGATGCTTGAAGAAATTATTGAAAGTTTAAAAGTAAACTTTAGACAACCTATTGTCGCAAAGAAAAATCGGCCAAGTGGGTATTATCTTCCTAAGACAGAAGAAGAACGACTGACAGGTTTAGCACCTTACAAAAGGCAAATACTGACAGAGCAGAAGAATCTTGCAGCTATAATGTCAGTAAATTTAAAAGAGTATTGGGAGGAACAAGATGGATAATGTTCTACTTTCATTAACGGACTGGATCAAATCCATTATCAAGGACACGATTACAAGGTTGGTTGAAATAGAAAAAGATAGTGACCACTATCCTGAGTTGATGGATGTAGGCACTACCTGCGAATTTTTAGGAATCAACTATGACACATTTTCAAATAATTATCGTTACATGAAGGGATTTCCAAAGGAATTACCTGGCAAAAAATGGTCAAAAAGAGCCATTAAGGAATGGCTCTCAAATCAACTATAATAACTTTACTAAAAGGCTTCTGGACAAGGTCTTAGCAAAATTATTTGAATTTATTATAACACAAAAAGAGGATAAAAAACATGAACAATTTACAAATTATCGCAGTATGCACAGTAGTTTCAGTAGTCTTGATTGAATCACTGATGATGAATATCAAGCTTAAAATGGCCACGAAACCGAAGAAGGTCCAATTTCAAGCGCCACAAGTTGAAAAAGGGTTTATCGACTTTAAAACAGGGCGACGTGTGGACATTGATCCTGTGACACGAAAAGAAACATTTGTGGATTAAAACGGAGGGTATCAATGGTAGTTAAAAACAAGCGATACTACTGGATTCAACTGGCTCAGGATTTTTTCAAGTCTAAGGAAATGAAATTGCTTCGTAAGATTGCAGGTGGCGATACGCACACTATCATCTATCTCAAAATGATGTTGATTAGTTTAGAGGATGGCGGGCACATCTACTATGATGGGCTTGCTGACAATCTAGCTGAAGAAATCGCTCTTGTCATTGACGAGAATGTTGAAGATATTAAAATCACTCTGATTTTCTTAGAGAGTAAAGGCTTGCTGACTAAAATAAATGACAGAGATTATTTCTTAGAACAAGTTCCTGAAATGGTGGGTAGTGAGACAGCGAGCACTCGCAGAAGTCGCAAACACAGAGAGTTGAGGGAGTTGCATTGCAACACCATTGCAACAACTTGCAACGGAGATATAGATAAAGAGAAAGATATAGATACAGAGATAGAGAAAGATGTAGATGAAAATCCAGTCGCACTCATCGTCGAAGAATATCAATCTCGTATTGCTCAGTTGGATGGAACTCAATTTGAAATCTTAAAAGAGTTCATCACTTTGGATGGTATGGAAGCGAAAGTTGTTCTGAAAGCAATTGGTCTTGCTGCTGACAATGGTAAAAGGAATTTTAGTTATATCAGAGCGATTTTGACGAATTGGAAGAACGATGGAGTTTTGACGATTGCAGCAGTCGATGAACGTGAGCGAGCTTACAAGGAAAGTAAAATAAATGGTCAGTCAGGCAATCAGAAATCAAATGTTCCTGAATGGTCACAGCCAGACTATGTCAATAAGACTAGTGATGAGACCAAAAAGGACCTTGAGAGGAAGAAACAAGAAATGCTAGAAAAACTAGAGAAAGGAAGAAACTGATGTTTATTTTGAAACACGGAACAAAAGAAGAAAAACCGTACTTGAGGGCTGTCACAATCGGTGTGACTGGAATTGATATCTCGTTTTCAGAAGAAAGGGGAGCTATTCGGTTTGTCTCTCGTGCGGTCGCAATGCAGGTAGCCAGATCACTTAGATCTTTTGGGAATTTTTATGTGATTCAGGTGAAGGGATGAAAGATATACGAATACTAGATGCGTGCTGTGGGTCCAGAATGTTTTGGTTTGATAAACAAGAGCCACACACAACATACATGGATAGACGTGAAGAAGAATTTGAAATTCACAAAAAGAAAATAAATGTTAAGCCAGACATTGTTGCAGATTTTCGAGATATGCCATTTGATGACGAAACATTTAACCTTG